TAGCAACTGCTCCTGTTATAGCAGCAAGGGCTTTGTCAAACAAGGTTACAAAAGTAATGGCTAAGGAAGGCAGCACTAAGTCTGCTAATAAGATAGTCGGTAAGATGGAAAGAAAGTTTGATGAAAAGATAGCTGAAGGTAAGACAAAGAAGCAAACACTCTCTGAAACTTATCAAGAACTAGGTCTTAAACCTGAGGAAATTGTAGACGTGTTAGCCAAGGCAACATGGAAGCCTACGATGCCACAAAAGAAAACAGCTATTACTCGCTTGTCTATGCGAAATAATCCTTTAGAGTCTACTACTAAATTGGGTAAGGCTTTTGATTACTTAGCTTCCCCCGTAACAGCAACTATTAAAAAGATTAGCCAGCCAGTCTTTGGTGCGTTACGTAAGTATGAGTTTAATGCTAGTGTGCGTGTGGCTAGGTCTAAGGATAAAACTAAGGGCTACCTCACAGAAACCCAGCGCATCTTAAAGAAAGGGACTGACGAAGAAAAAGCAGCCTATCGTGAGGTGGATAACGCACTACAAAGTGGAGAGTTCTTAAGGGGGGCTAAGTTAGCTCAGGAAAAATTACCTTTCTTAGCTAAACAATTAATTTCTCAAGATAGTAAGACTCCTATTATTAAAGAAATCTTAGATGACCTATACACACGAGCCAAAACCGCAGGCATTAAGGTAGGTTACATAGAAAACTATTTCCCAAGGGCTGTGAAAGATTTAGAAGGGTTGAAGGAAGCAATGGGTAGTACCTTGCGTAAGCCTGTAGAAGCAGCCTTAAGGAAGATTGCAAAGAAACAAGGCGTTGAAGTACAAGCGTTAGATGAAGAAGTTATTGCTGATGTCATTAACAAGATGTATCAGAAGAGTAGATCAGGTGTCGGAGGCCCTTCCAGAGTAGAAGCTGGTCGCGTGATTGACAGGATACCTCCAGAACTACAAGAGTTTTACCATGATGGTGCTACCTCTCTTTCTATGTATACTGATAGGATGGAACAAGAAATTGCAAAACGTAACTTCTTTAATACTAATAAATCTTTAGCAGAGAAAACTGACGGTACTATAGATGTAGACGGTAGCGTAGGTAACTTGGTTGCACAGCTAGTAAAGAACAACCAAATAAATTATGACCAAGCAGACCACTTACGTTTGTTGTTGGGCGTTCGTTTCAATGAAGGCGAACAAGCAATGGGTGGACTAGCTGCTGTAATTAGAGATGGACAGACAGCAGTACTTCTGGCTCAGTTTCAATCCGCAGCTATACAGTTGGCAGACCTAGGTCAGTCAATGTATGTTAATGGTTTAGGTAATACACTTAAGGCTTTAGTCACACGTAACTCAAAAGCTTTAGTAACTGTAGATGACTTAGGTTTACTTAACAAAGTAGCTGCTGAGTTTAATAATTCAGGAGGTATGAGTAAGGCTACAAATAAGTTTATGAAATTGGCTTTGTTTACAGATATAGATAAGCTAGGTAAGAACGTCCTTATTCAATCCGGTTTAACTAAAGCCACTAAGCAGGCAATAAAAGACCCTAAAAAACTAGTAGATAAACATAAGGAAGTGTTTGGTGATGAGATGGATAACCTACTGGGTGACTTACGTAGAGGAGAGATGACAGAGAATGTTAAGCTCATGCTATGGAATGACTTGTCAGACATACAGCCTATCTCTTTATCTGAAATGCCTGCTGGTTATTTAAAAGTACCTAATGGGCGTATCTTTTATTCTTTTAAATCTTTTGCCCTGAAGCAGCTCAATGTTATGCGTACCGACATTGTAGATCAAGCACGTAAAGGAAACTATAAACAAGCACTAGAGAATGCAGCAAGATATACTTTATTTGTAGGAGGCATGGGAGCAACAGTAGAAGAAACAAGAAAGCTTCTTAAAGGCGGCTTTGATACAGAGGCTATGGATGTAGACTTGTCTAGCGGAGAGAACCTTGTTGAGACTTTCCCTGACGCTGTTGCTGAGTACATGCTGAAGATTCTTTTCTTAAATGAATACTCTAGAGAAAAGTATTTAGCAGTCGGAGATGTTGGTTCTTTCATCGCCAACACAGTAGCACCCCCGGGACTTTCTGTAATGAATAAAGTAGGTAAAACAGCGGTAGAACTGACAAACGAAGAAATAGATTGGGACGTTGTAAAGAAAAACATGTCCGGTGTACTTCCTGTGGTTGGTGCAGCTTGGTATAACTTTATGGGTGGAGGAGCTGAAGACTTTGTAGAAAAGCAGCAAGCTAAGAAACTTAAAGAAATGAAGGACAGAGATTTACGTAGAGCAATGTAAAAAAAAGGGGCCACTTAAGGCCCCTTAGTTTTATCTATACTATTTCACATGCACCCCCTACACATGCTAACTCTTGACTACCTGTCGTGTTGTCTTCCTTCTCGTACTGTTCTAGGTCAGTCCACTTAACATCCACTGGCATTGCTGCTACTAACTCTTTGTACTTCTCAGCAGTGATGTCCTCATACGGAGCTTGTTGATATACATGATCACTAAATGGCAACAAACTAATACCACTACACAGTTCGAAGTTATCCCATATCCACTGAGCTATCTGCAAGAACTCGCTATCAGTATAATAAACAGTGATGCTTGGTTTGTGTTCGCACCAGTGGTTCTGATATGCTTTCCAAAGTTCTAACTGTTGCATTGCTCCTACTTGTTTAACCGTCACACTAGTGCTTGGTGCTTTCACAGGGAAGCTAAACACAGATGACGATGGACTCATCAGGTCTTGTTCCACAGGGAAGCCCATGTTGGACATGAAGACTGCAAGCGGGTCTTTGTTGTCACTACGTACTCTGCGAATGTAATACTCAGAGAAGCGAGGATGGATGCCAGAAGCAGAATCGACAAGCTGAGAAACAGTACCGCTTGGCTTAACGCATGTAATAGCCGCAGATTGAGCAATCCCAAGTGTTGCAGCCCATGATCTATTAGTCTCCACACAAACATCTCTTATCTCCTCTAGCCACTTCGACAAGTCCTTTGACTCTCCCTTACTCAGAAGGTAGTGATCCATTATACCTGTCATGCTAACGCCCAGCAATGCCTCTTCCTCAGTGTTTCTTTTCCATATGTTACGCAGGTATCTAAAGTCTGTTAACGTAGCCTGTAGCGTACCTATGATGGACGCAATCTCTGCCTTAGCCTTCAGTGTCTTGAGTGTGTCATCTTCACGGACAACAATCTCTGACAGGTTACAGAACTGATTACTGCGTAGGATGATCTCTGAGCATGGGTTAGTACCAAAGTCCTGCTCTGCATCTCTACGTCCGTTACGTGCTGCTATCTTCTGTGCTGCTACACGACTAAAGATACCACGCTCACCTGCCTTACTCTCGTACATTGTCTGCATCTCTGACAGGAATGACTCAAAGTCTGGCTTCTCTGTGTATGCTACGCTGTTGTTGGCTAGTCTACGCTGTCCTTCCAGCTCCCACCAGTTACCTGACTTGGCCTTAGCCATACGTGGGTCAGATAGATTAGACAGGCTGATCAATGCTGAACGTCTAACACCACCTACAACTACAATGTCAGCAATCTTACACACAACATCGTGACACTCAATGCTGGTCAGCTTGCGTCCTGCTGCCTTGCTGAACTTCTCAACACAGAAGTTGAACAGATCAATCAAAGGCTCAGGGCCACTGGCTCTACCACCGAAGGTCTTAAGTCTCTCACCGGACAGACGTACCTTGCTCATGTCCCAGTTAGGTATCTTACCTGCGTAGAGCATAGCGATAAGCTCACGGAATGCAGAGGCCCACCCTATCTTACTGTCCGACACGACAATGGTGCTGTCAGTCTTGTGGAATGTCTCTGCAATGACAGGTAGCTTGGTGATGAAGTTACGTTCAACACTGAAGCCTACACCTGTACCACACATCAGGACATACATCAGCTCGTTAAAGCTGCGCGGTGAGTCAATGGCTAGGTAGCTACAGTTGAATCCTGCTACGTTATCCTTGTCTAACGCTACTCCTGCTGTCATCATGCAGCGCATGGACGGCATAACGTCTAGGTTATGTATAGCCTTGTACAGTTTACTAGCTACCTTGTCGTCTATCTGTCCACGTTCCGTCCAGAAGTCTACATATCTTTGTACTGTTTCCTCCCATGTCTCGCGTCTACCTGCTTCAGGTATCCATCGTGCGTATCTGCTCTTGTGTATAAACTGTTGGTACTGATCCATTATGTGTTCTCCTCTGTTACCATCTCTGTTAATTTACGTAAGTACCAACCTGCTTTCTGTAAGTCCTCCACCTGCTTGCCCTTGTAGTCATAGCGCCACAGGTACTTCATGCAATTGCCTTTGAGGTAGCCCTTGAATGCAACACTGGACATGGACTCCTCTATTGCATCAATACACTCTATGTTGCCTGAGTTGTAATGCTTGGGCGCACCTACCATGTCTTCTTGTTCTTCTTCAGCCATTGTAGCCCAAGGCTCTAGTCCTGTCTTGTTGGTTGCTCTGTCCCATTCAAATCTTGTTGCGTTATTAATACTCATCTTCAAAATCCTCTGCAATTCTATCAAAGTTTCTAATTATTCTACCTTCAAAAGCTTCTATTAGATCATGCGTTGAAACATCTAACAGTTCACACATCAAGTCTTGATCTAGGTATTTTAATAATCTTTCTTTAAGTTCTTCAAGAGTAAGAGCCTTCATACTTTCTTCCCTTTGATGTACTTGGTCATCTCTTTAGATGTGTTAAGTGTGTAATGCTTAAAGCCTTCCTTGTCGCACCACTCACCCATTGTAATCTTACCACCTTTCCGTACCCTCTTGCTAGGGTTTGACAACACAAAGATTATCTCCCACTCCGGCATGGATTGTTTGATTGCCTTGTACTTCTGTGTGTCACCTGCTCTAAAGAAACCTTTGCACTCTATCAGTACTGCCTTGTCTTCGTGTACGAAGTCCGGTAGGTACTTCCTGTGTGTGGTATAGGGCAGTCCGTAAGGTTCAAACTTGTACTGTCCGTCTAGTTTCTCTGATAACTTCTTCTCCAGCCCTGATCTAAAAGATGCCATTGAGTTCATCCTTTATAGTCAGTCTGTGGAAGCTGTCCCAGTTACGCCTCATGTATAGCAAGTTCCAACAAACCTCTAACCTTTCGTTCCAGTCATCAGGATGTGCTTTCTCCCAAGCCTCTTGTACTTTACCTATCATCTCAACAGCAGGAACTTCATCCAATAGCTTTTCTGCTGTCTTAATACCTACACCTACAATCCCTTGAATCTTATCAGTAGAGTCACCAGTAAGCATTTGTAAACACATCCTGTAGTGACCTTGTTCTTTACTTGTGTGGTATAAAGTTTTTTTGTTGTAGTTATAATGCCAACCTTCCACCATGTCAATGTCTTTATCTATATGAGCAATGACAAAGTGTTCTTCAGCGTCCAATGCTTCCTGCGCCCAGATGCTTACTATATCATCTGCCTCACACCCGTCTGACTTATGGTGGCCTAAGCTATAGGCGTACTCGTTGATTGCCTTACGCCTTTTCGTAAGCCTAGGATCAGGGTCTTTTTCACCTTGTTGTTTGCGGTTGTTCTTATAATCTTCAGCTATCTCATAACGAAAGTTACCTGAGCCTTTGACAGCTACGAACACTTCACTACTGCAAGTGTCCCAGCCTATCTTCTCTATCTCCTCATCATAATACTTCTTAGCTGTCTCTAAACTAATGCCCTTCATAGCTATGCGATAGATAAGTGAATCAGCATCAATAAAACATTTGTCAAAGGGTTTACCTTTCTTCATCGTAATCTCCAATCACTGAATCTACCCAGCGTTTAGCTATCTCTACGTCACACTTGAACCACTCGTTCCGTTGTTCAAAGATATCACCTAACCTTCTATGTGCTTCTGCTTCTGTTGCTCTACGGTCTTCTGTATCTACAACGTATGCTATCTCGTAGTCCCTGTAGGGTGAGCATGTTTGATAACCACCAGCCCTATCATTTGCATCTACTGCCATGCCTACCTTTACCCAACCTTCCCACGCAGGGTTCGTGATTATATACACCTGACCCTGTGGGTTGTCTTTGTAGTTCTCTAAGGAACTAAAGGCTGCATCCTCAAACCCTTTGTAACGTCCTGACTTGTACAGTGGGTGTGTCTTTGGAATGTACTTACCGTTAACATACATTCTGGTAGGCCCATTT